CCGCGTATACCTGTCCTGACCCCTTACATAGAGATGTGTTCTCGGCCTTTCAGGGCAGATCGCTTTCTTTAGTATTTCTTCCACACTAATGTCTGGAAGACCGCTTTCCCAATAGGCTCCTAGGAAGTGGATTTCATTACGACGAGACTTTTCAGTATTTAGATTCATTCCATACTTCTCAAATTCTTTCTTCAGAATTTCGAGAGGTATGTCCTCGTCGCATGAAAAGATCGAATCGTCACCCAAAACTAATATTCGTTGCGTAGAAATATGGCTTCCAAGTCGATAGAATACAGACTTAAGCACAACGAAGTTAACAATTGAACCTATTATTTGGGTGAAATAGGAACCACTTGGGATCCCCCTTCTTTTCCCTACATAGAGATGGCCATCTGGCATGACAATAGGAGTCTTGATAAAGTAATCAATAATCCTATGCCAGCCAAACTGTTTCCTATCTTCTTTAGTGAACCAAGAAGATAGAATATCAAAGGCCTTTACTATAAAGTATTCGTGTATCGTAGAGTCGAATTTGGAAAAGTCGAGGGCATAGACATTCTTCCTCTTGCATATCTTATACTTAAGCATCGAACCAACAGAGATTTTCGGAAGGCCAAATGCCATGGGTGTGTAAACACTAAGATAGTAGTTAATCAGAGGTCTTGCAAACCTGGCTTCCAAAAGAGTCATGTCAAGAGGGTACCCCCATACTAGGCGAGTCTTCCCTCCAGCTGTCGTTCTGGTGAACGCAGTACATGGGTTCGGTGCTTTCGTACGATTCAGAATGTCATACGAACGGCGCAAAGCGTTTGGAAAGTTAGCTGCCTTATCACCTACGTATCCAAGTCCAGCTGACTTTGAACCTTTAATCGCTGAAGGTAAGTCACTATCAGCAATCAAGGTCAAATAGCTAGCGTTCTTGGGTTTTCCGAATGCTGCAAAGGCATCGTTCCACGCTCTCTTCAGTGCTTCATCCTCCTCGATGACGATGTCATTGCCTCCATAGCGCGCGAGAGCTTTGTACATCTGCTCAGGGTCATACAAATTTGCTGGATCGATTTCAATGTTTTGAAAACCCTGCTCTCGGAGGACTGCTTTCATCACTGAATCGACGTAAGGACTACTCCTTGGCTTAGACATTCTTTTTACATACGCAGGCGTTCCAGGCCTGTTGAACACGCCACGATCTTGAAAACCCGCTTGTTGCAAGATCGCACGCATACCTCTTTCCACCTTTCTACTCCGCGTGTCAACAAGAGTACATTCGAAGGTGGTTACCGGCTTCGAATTAACCCTTTTGACCATGAGCTTAATCATATGGCCAAGTACCCACAAGTGAACAGCCAATAAGAAAACTCCCGGATAAGCTTTCTCTGAACAAACTGTCACTTGGTTAGATTTGGGCACAAGGTCA